CGGACAAGTGCCTGGATCCTTTTTGGGGAGACTCCAAGGGCCTTTCCGAGCACGATAGCTGATTCGTGATCCCACGGATAAAATCTTTCTGCAGGCGCCTTGTACTTCATTCCCATGCCCTCTATCGGCCTTCCGGTAAAGAAAACCTTGTTCATATATTGCTCGAGAATAGGTCTGGCGGCCTGAGGTACAGGATTAAATGCGAACGTGTCAAGAAGAGATTGTCCTATGAACCTCGTCAAATGCTTAGCCTCATTGTTACCCTTCATCACGTCGGCTGCAGCTGTCCATGCCGATGACCATATCACGCCGGTCTCAAATGGTTTTGGAATTCTAAAATGTTTATCACCTATCCAAAAATGATAGTATGAAAATTTCTCCCAATTCTCGAGCTCTTTATAGCGGTCATCGTCTGAGAATGCGGCCCATAATGCAATCGATGCTGCTGCGATGGAGGCGCCCTTCAGGGCGTACATTTTTGGATTTTCAAGCACTGCTGTACCCATCTTGTGAAGTCCCTGTATTCTCGCATTCAGGAACGGTATCGTTGCTGTTAGATACTGGATCACTGGACTCGCACCTTTTTTCTGAAAGTCCATTATGTCCCGGGCTTCAAAAGATGATTCGAGTATTGAATATCCTTCGCTCCGTCGTTTCGAATACAACGCCAACCTGGTAGCGTTTTCTGATGCTTCGGTCAGGGTCTCCCAGAAACGCCATACTTTCGCCGGCGTATCGAGGATCCGCATCAGTGCGCCCCTGCTTTCTTTCTTTGCAATTTTCTTTGCATATTTTGAGAAGACTTCTGGGCGATCCGCTTTTACGTAGCTTCCGACAAACGCATTACCGGACGCCATGTATTCAACGAAGTCCTGGTCCTTTCTGATTGTTTTTACAAATCCCTTTGCGGTATCCCAGAAAGGTTTAAATCCCTTGCTTATTGTATAAGTGTGAAGGGTGTCCCTTGTCGCATTCGCGGCCATGAAGCTTGGCGTTATCGTTGCGCCGAAAGTCAGTAATGCCTTCGGTACTCCGAGGATAGCCTGTAGCCACCCAGGAAGGAGCTTGTTGCTCTGAAGCGAAAGTGCCTGAAATAATTCAGGATCGTTAACCTTAAAAAACTGGGTCTTTCCGTTATCCTTAAATCCGAGGACCTCGATGTTATCTTTAGGATAGATAAACGTCGCCTTATTATCCTTTCCGGATTTAAATATTACAGTATCCTTCCATGGCACCGCTTCGACTGCCGCCTCTCCGGTTTCCGTCACGACGTCTTTAAGTTCCCTGAACGCCTGTCGCCTGGCATTATTGGCCATTGATTGCTTTATCAAGTGAGACCAGTTCGCGAGAATATTCTCGAGAGGATCACCGATCTGCCTCTTGGATCCCTTCAGCTTTTTGATCTGAGCGGATATGATCTTTTTTGTATTGACCGGCGCCTTGATAAATTCTGCCGTGCTCTTTTCATCCTCGAATATACGATAGAAAGGAACGTAGAATTGATCTTTAAATTGAGCGACCATCGCTGGATCGAGGAGGCCAGAATCGATACCAATCTGCAATACGGAGTTATTGAATTCCTGGAACTCCCTGTTTAATTGACCCCAGGATTTTCCTGAATCTGCCCGTTTTCCTGTCCAAGAAAATATGCGATTTCGCTCCTCGGAGGTGAACATCGGTTTGTATTTTTCGTCCCTGGAGGATCTCGACTGGTCCCTCTGTGCAATCACCCAGTAAAAGAATTTTTCACCGTCCTTGCCGAGGTCCTTAAGCCATGGTATAAATCCTTCACCCTTTGTTCTTGTGGTCAAAACTCCTGAATTATCAAGGAATAATTTGCCATGTTCCATCATTGCATTGATCGATGACTGCACCCCAGGTATACTGCGATGCATCATGTATGCAACCGACTTGGCGCCGGCCATCATTTTTAGCGGGTGCAATTTATCGACTGCTGCAGTGACAAAAGTTCCAGGCTTGTAATCAAGTTTGTCCTTCAAAGTGTCAAGTGTTTTCTTTTCCTTTCTCCCGACTCTTGACAATACCTCTGCCGTCCTATTATCTACTCTTTCGAATTCGATATCAAGGGAATTATCGCCAGGCTTTCGTCCTTTTCCAGGCTTCTTTCCGGGCTCTTTTCGCTGAGAAGCTCTCTTTTTATCAACTCCTCGACGTAATCCTTCTTGGTATTCTTGTCCTCGTTTCTTCGCATCTTCTATAACCTCCTCGCCTTTTTCTTTTCCCCAATATTCAATAATTGCTTCTGAATAATTCTCTACCGCCGCCTCGATACTTTCTGACGACCCGAGTGATTCTGTATGTATTTCCGTAACCTCATTATGTGGCCATCCTTTTTCAGCAAACTTCTCCATGATATCTGCCATTTGAACGGCATCTTCATCAGAAAATACAACTTGCTCGATACTCAATGTGCCGAGGTCTGGATTCATTACAACATTAAATTCCTTCAATCCTGCTGCGTTAAGATCGTTTACAAGTTTTTCCGGATCACCCTCATACTTGTTTAGCGCCTTGAACGTAAACATCTTTGCCTTCGTCCAGTTTAGCCATGTTGGATAGTCCATTTCATTTCTCGGCTTATGGATTAGATAGGCTTCCCGTTGACCTCTCGACATCGCTATCTCGGACAGATAGGCACGCTGAGATCTTAATGGTCCATTTAGCTTTAGGCCTAAACCTGGCTCGGTCTTCCCTGATGTTGCCGTCTCAAATCTTCCAAGCGAATAATGCGCTCTACCGATAGTGATTTCAGAGTATTTATTTTGACCTGCGAGTATTTTCTTCATGTAACGCTCGAAGTTTTTCGCACGTTTTGGCATAGACCTTACGGCCTCAACAAGACTGAGGTCACCCTCTATCGACTCAACCATGTCGGTTATACCAATATTCGTCAATTCAGGGAAATCTTCAACTGCGATTTCATCGAATACCATCAACCACTTCTGGTTACCCATGGCTGCCGGCACCAACGCGCCCTGATACTGTCCGGTGTTTCTGATAAGTTTGAAAAATATATTCGTCAATGAAGCTTCCGGTGCTTTCTTGTGCTCCGATCTCGCCCTGGCCCAGAATTTATAAACGTCCTTTACTCCATCGTATATTTTGTAATTTTCAAGCTTGAACGTATGCGGCTTCCCTCCGGATCTAACATATGATTCTGGAATGTTTCCAGGCGAATACATATAGACCATTGGTTGATAGGGCCAATCCTCGGTACCTCTTTTAATTCTCTCTCCGATGTCGTCCCTTGAATACGAATTATACTGAACCTTCCCATCTTTCGTGGCTGCCAGTACATAGTCCCCTTCCTTAAGGTCAGCTTTCGTGTAATGAATTCCGACTCCTAAGTCTGGCAATGTCGCCTTGTGGAATACATACGGAACGTGTTTACCCGGACTTACCTGGGACAAACCGATTATATCTGACACCTCTGCGCTCGGGGTCCTGAATTCAAACCATAGGGCGGCCTGTACGCCGGCAACCGGGATTCCAAGGTCATCTGAAACTTCGTATATATCCCTCGACACCTCTTCCTCAACCGCTGGATGCATGTTCCATCCGCCCTGAGGATTATCCTTTGTCGCGAGTACGTTATATCCCCAGCCCTTCGGCATATGCCTGTCAAGGACCAGAACATTTTTACTATTTGGATCCATTGCTGCGGCAAGGTATGGGCCAATCTTTCTGCCAAATTGCTCCTGAATTTCTGCGATACCTTCCGGGTCTGTCCTTCCGAGGATATCGTCATGCTTGCCTTCCCAAATTGCCATGATTTTTGGCAGCTGTCCCTTTGATACCTTACGCGGACGCCGGCCACTCTCGAGTTGATTAATTGTCTCTGCCCATATTGCCTGCTGTGCCTGCGGAGATTTTCCTTCTCCAAGCAACCCTGATATGGCAATTATTCTTTTAAGCTTTGTTTCATCGACATCATCCTGGATGAACTGCCACATAAAATCCTTCCAGTCCTGATACCATGTTGCATATCGCTTGTTCTTAAGAACTATCTTCTTTATCTGCTTAAGCCTGGTCGGTCTATCTGTTGCGAAGATGGGTCCTTTTATGAGTCTGTTACCTTTTGAATCATAGAATTTCTTGATCGCCTTTCTGATTCCGGTAACAGGATCCTTGTACCATTTCTCGGTCTGCTTTCCCTGGTCTCCAGTGTCAAACAGGCTCGGTTTCGTGTCTTCGAATTGACCATATCTCAGCTTCCTTCCGATATAATAATTCTTAGATGTGTACCTGACAGTATATGGTTGAATTCCACCGACCTTCTCGCACTTCTTCACGAACTCAGGGTCGTTCAGGTCCGCCTTTCCGGTTGCAAGCTCCTCCCTATACTGAACAACTTTCTTAAAGTTATTATATTTCTTACGGTCTTTGTATAGTCTCTCGGCATGGCTGCCTATAGATTTAATCAATTCAGGAGTGACCGGTTCGCCGTTTAACTCGGTTTGTTTTTCGAGATACTTCCTGACATTTTTCATTCCTTTCGCAGCCTTTGCGATATCAAATATTCCGTAATATGCTTTATGGTGTGAAAGAGACCCCTGTTCACCTGGAAGCTTTTGTCCTTTTTTTAGCTCTTCAGTTACCTGCTTCTCGAGCTCAGGCTTAAGGATCTTGCGCTCCTCGAATTCCTTGACGATTGACCTTGCCTTATCTGCCATTGACAAAACATCCTCGGTAGATGCATCGTTTCCGAGAATAAATCTTGCTCTCTGCTCAAACGACATCGCTTCGATATCTTCGTTTGTAAGGTCCTCTGCCGCCTTTTGTGTCAGCTGCTTTGTTCCGAATTCAAGAACATCGGCATAAAATTTCTGATGTAGCTTTTGATTCTTAAGCCATGATTTTTCTATAACGTTTTCATCAGAGTCAACCTCATTTGTTCCAAGCTGCTCATGAAGGGCGGTGCCTTCGTATGTTGCCAGAACATAAACGTTAACATGAGAAATGATATCAGAATGTTTTTTTAGAAACTTTAAAGTATTACTGTAGGTTTTTACAGTCTCGGTCCATAGATTTCCTGGCTTGTATTCTTTTATATTCTTATTGTCGTATACTCCTAAAGTTGAGAATCCGAATTCAGACGTCCTGTAAGAGTCGTACCCATTCACCTTCATCATCATCCTGACTTCTGGACTCTCGAGAACTTCCCAGTCTCCGTACCTCTCATTTCCTTCAAGGTCTGTCGGAAATTCTGGGTGTTTCTCCATTAACCTTTGAATTTCTTTATTCATGGTTTTTGGGTCTCTCGGATCCCAGGTCTTCTTTACTGTAACGTCGTACTGCTTTACCTTTCCGTGTTCCCTTGCGTACAATGGATCTTCTGTCAGGTAAGTCGCACCTCTACCCCTTGACCGATACAGACCTCCGCCCTTTGATCCGCGGTAGAATATTTTACCTTCGATTTTCTGAGACGGCTTTTTTGACTCAACGCCTGCGAGGCCGACCATTATATTTGGAACAAAGTTCATCTTTAGGCGTCGGATCTTTTCGGCTGCCTTCTCAATCATCTCGACGGTGTGAGGCTTATTGATCTTTCGAAGTATGTCATCGTTAATAGACTCTGCGCCAAGTTCAACGAATTTAATCCCTGACTCAATGAGGAAGTCGTCGCTCATTTTGAGAAACTGCGGTGCTGTTGTCTGAATAATAAATCCTTGGAAGTCCGGATTTACGGCCTCGATCTTTTTCCGGATATCGATAAGGCGGTCAAAGTTCTTTGCCTGGCCAAAAGTCTTATCATTTAAATAGACAAGTTTGTATTTAAGCTGTTTGAAGTTCTCGAGTTGATCATCGATTTGGGCGTCACTGGCTTCGACGACTTTCTTCGGTACCGTGCAGAATGCGCACCTGTGCTTACACCCGGACGAGAGTTCTAATCTCGGTATTGTGCTCGAGCCCTTGAAGTGTCTATAATCTACACCGCTCTTGTACTTGAATCCCATTGACTCTGCGGCCTCCTGTGGGCTTCCCAGGAAGGTGGCTTTATCTCCAAAGTAGGTAGGCTCGACGTATCCACCAATCTTGACCTTGCTTCCATAGTCTGAGATTATCTCTTTAATAACGTCCTTATTGGCGTCCATTGCACTGAAGAATATATTCTCTCCATACCCAGCCTGTTCGATAAACTTCTTTGCCTCTGCAATATTTCTTACAACATAGACATCGGCATCAGGCATCGATTTCGAAAGGCGGCCTATCCATTCAGGAACTTCCCAGAAATCTGCAGGCCTGTCATAACCTTCCCTTTTTGAGTATAGAGTGTCAAAATAACTGTCACCCATTTGTGTCGCTTCTTCCCTGGCGAAGTTATTTGATACCTGCACGAGAAGCTGTCGACCCTTTCCGGACTCGATACCAATCGGTCGTAATAATACGTTTTTGACCGCCCTAAAGGATCCGCGGTCTGTTTCTTTCGACGCATCCGCGTGAGTTAGCCAAGCTTTGTTAAGGTATTTTTTAAGCGTTTCAGAACGTTTGGCTTGTTCTGCTTTACCCAGCTTGTTCCCTTCGACTGAACCAGACTGCTCAGCGACCGTATCAAGAAGCTTCTTTGCGGACCTGTCAAGTTTGATGTCTGCATTCCAAGAAGCTCTGAACAATCCTTTAATGATATCAACATCTTTTGGTATCCTCCTGTCAAATTTGTAATTACCGTTCCCTTTGTTTTCATATCCAATTGACTCCAATATGTTCCCGGACGCAAAATCCTTTGGGTCAATCTTGACCTCGCCCTTGCCAGACAAGGCGTTCATCATACCCTCGGCCGCCAGTTTATCGCCGGCAACTTCATTGGTATTTATCTGCTTTTCGAACATCGGAATGAGCTCTGCCTTCTGCTTCATTTCCTTTGTTATCGGTAGTATCCATCCTTCCACCGGTTTCGATTCGTATGAAACGCTAAACTCCGTGCCTTCATTCTCCATTTTCTGTAGGGCATCAATCGTATTTTCAATCTCGAGTCTTTCACCTGCAGAGAGGTCGTCATGCCCAGCCCTGTACAATAAGTACTCTTCGGTTTCTTCGAGAACAGTAGAGATAAGCTCTCCCTCATAATTCTCGAGAGTTCCCCATAGTCTTTGATTCTCATTTCTGTTTAAGACTTTTCTATCTCCGTTTGGATAAAAGAGTTCAATAGTGGCCTCTGCGTCTGCATCATGCCTTATTTCCTGCTCTATATAGGTTTGGTGAGGATTGTATTTTTGGTACTCCTCAGCCTCTGCCTCTGTTTTAAAATAAGCAATTACCTCATTTGTATCTGCGCTCTTTACAGCCCATGTTGCCTCTGAGCCCGAAACTATTGCGCTCTTAAATACCTTTGCTTTTCCCCACTTCTTTTTATTGAAAAATGAATTTGCAACCGCTGGAAGTATTTCATCGTAAAACTTAATCATACCCTCTCCACCGGACTCGAGGTCAAGGCCTTCCATTCGGATGCCCCCCTCTCTATCGTCAAGCATATCGAACATATCCTCGAGGTGGTCGGTAGCTTGGTATCTGTGATCAAACTCTTCGAGGTCTCCTCCAAGGTTATAAAGATACTCTCCGTTTGGATCCACGATATACCATTTCATTTCACCGTCTTCATTTTCCTCTTGTATCGGAGTGTATTGTTCTCTTAAGGCGGACTCTTCGCTTACCTTATCGTAAAGTCTTTGGCCGACCTCGTCGCCAAGAAATTCTTGAAATTTTTCAAGGTCATGACCAGTATCCTCATTTAATACTTCTGTTCCACTAAGATTATATGCATACAGAGTTCCTTCCCCTGGAACGTATGTTACCTCACTTATATAATTTGTGAGATTGTATCTGTCTGCCTGGTCTTTCCCTGTGTTCCATGCGATAGCCGCCTTGCCCCTGTCGACCGCCATCCTAACCATACGTTTCAATACAAGGAGTGCCCACTTATCGGATCCTTTAAATGGCGCCTCTGGAGCCCTTTTACTTTGAGATGAATTTATAGTCCTAAGAGCGTATGCTATCGCTTCGTCCCGTCCGTCTGTAGATGGATAATATCTTGTTCCATCAACCTCAAACGGTAGCTCTACCATCCACATATCCTGGTTTGGCATCTTTGAGACAGTTGATCCTTCTGGTAACTCATTGACTCTTCCTGAATGCTCATTGATCCAATTAAGCGCAAGTTGCATTGCATCGTCTCTGCTCTTTGCCATAAACAGGTCTTGTCCAGCTACCGACTCTGGCAACTCAACAATCCACCTGTCGTTCCTCTTTTCAACGATTGTTCCTTCTGGTAACTCTTTGACTACCTTTCCGCCCTTGTATCCGAACTTCCGACCTCTCTGGTGAAGGTCGCTCTGGACCTCTTCAACGAGTAGTATAGGATCTCCGTCTGGGTGAATTCTCTCGGTAGCCCTTGCATGGGCGATAACATTTTTTACTTCCTTCCAATGACCTCCCTCCATGTCTGCAACGCTCGGAGACTTGAAGAGAACTTCCATATAATTATCATATGCACCAGGAGTAATATATCCTTCATACGAAACTCCGGTTTGTTCACTCAGCCTTGCCCTGTAGTCACTAACTTTCTTTTGGTTTTTGACTACTTGATCGACATAGCTAAATGCCTGTTCGTCTGCATGCTCGATTATCTTAGCCTTAAGAGCACCGTCGTCAATAGGGAATTCTCGTCCTTCTCCGTATTTTCCACCTTTCAGAACGACGCTATTTACGTATGGTTGATTATTTCCTTGGAATACATTCCTTATTGAGATACCGTATCCGTTGTTAAGCGCATACGTCATCTTGGCGATGTCCTCTTCGATCGCTGGAACATCGATTCTCTCCTGTTGACCGCCCCTTGTTTCTCTTATATCTACCTCTATCTGGAGTGCATTATCTGCTATATATTTAAGTATCGCATCTTTGGTTACTTTCTTTTTGCCGTTTGCAATCTCCCAGTTATCAAGGTATTCGATAAGTCCAGACCACCTTAATTCCTCTTCTTTTATCTCGCCCTTTGTGACCCAGCTTAAAATCATGTTTTTAACCTGGCCGGCGGGTCCCCTGTTTGGAAGTTTAGATGTAAGAACGTCTGCCATCTTACCTATCCAAACGTTTGACTTGTCCTGCTTCTCCTGGAGTTCTTGCTCTATATCCGCTATTGTTTCGGATCTCTTCGTCAACTCTTTGTACGTGACCCCTTTTGATGCACCCTTTTTGGCCTCCGTTTGAAGCTGAGCGAATAGGTCAACAAAGTAGTCTTCAGCCGCTTCTATTTCCTTCAATAGCTTTGAATACTGGTTACCTCTTTTACTCCCAACGATCTTCTTTAATTTTATGAGAGCATTCTTGATATACTTTCTTAGTCTTCCGAAAAGATCTGGTTCCTGGACCTCGAGCTTTGCTAATAGTTTTCTCTGGAAACTCTTTCCGCTCGCCAAGTCTGATATTATATTGGCGTTAACTTCTTCTTGGATTTTTTCAGGATTGTTTCTATACAGGTAGGATAGCATTCCGTTGACATATTGATACTCTTCGCTATTCCTGTCAATATTATCGTCAATAAACTTATCGAGCTTTGCGTACAGGTCCGGTGCTGTCCTGCGCATGTCGTGGGTGAGCTCATGAAATATTGTCCCGGTGTTCTTTAGCTCTTCATCCTCAAAAAGTACGACTGCTCCGGTAACAGGTATTCTCGCACCGGAATACTCTCCGAGCGGGTCGAGCCTGTCTGACTGTACCTTTTCGTTTTTCCTGACAAAGAATACGGGTCTTTTATAAACATCTTCAACAATCTTCTTCCATGCAAGCTGCACCGGTTTCAGATCGCTATCCTTTGATTGCTGCACGAAATCTTTTCCGTATTTAGCGACAAAGTTTCCAACCGAGTCAAGATGTTCTTTGTAATCTTCAACCGCAACCGATTCGGCGGCGACATCCTTTCCTCTCTCGATATCGTATGCCTTCTTCGCCTCGAGGGTCATCTGATCTTTGTGATATTGTTCGAGGTCTGTCTGTGGCTCCATGTACGTTTCAGTCTTCATGGCCCAGTCTGGGCGTGCTTCCGGTTCTGACAGAAAGGCTTTTCTATATCCCTCGAAATCACCCTTGCCCCTTGCAAATTCCATCTCTTTCTTGGCGATATCTCTTGATTCTTTTCCAATCTCAGCAACAAATGTCGCCTTGTATGCAGGGGACTTTTCATCTGTTATTGATATGGCGTGTTTCTTGTCCCCCGGTTTGAATCCGTAAAACTCTGCGCCATCGTCTTCTGGCCTCGTTTCAATCCTGTATCCGCCTGCTAACTCTTCAGCTGATAATGCTACCTGCGAGAAGTTTTGACCACCACCAATAACAGTGTCCGGTCCAACGCCCATTTCTTGTTCTGGCATCATCGAGATAGCTTCCTCGATCGCCATTTGCTCGTCCTCTTCGATCCATCTCTGGCCGGCTTCATCGAGAAGTTTCTTTGCATCTATCTTTGAATTTATCGGATCCGGACTTATCGCCGGCTTTGCTGGGTCATCGACAATATCAGATCCGGTTTCTTCGGCTTCTTTTGGTGGAGAAAGAAATTTACCTGCGGCGCCACCGAGACCACCGAGGGGAGCAGCTACCAGGCCGGCCCATAGGCCCTCTTCGAATTTCTCATTGATAAGGTTCTGCAAGTAATCTGCAGTTATATCCTCGTCACGCAGCCACTTTCCTGCCGTCTCTGTCAAGATCTCACTGAGGCTCTGTACGAACTCCTCCATACCCTCGGCCGCACCACCACCGAGGATCCTGCCGACATATGAGTCTGCGAACTGGGCGAACTTCTCGCCATTTTTAAATTTTGTTTTTAATCCCTTTTCTATTTTTTGAAACAGGCCTTTTGTTCCCGGCATCTTCTTGCCGAGGTTCATCATACCTTTTGGTCCCTTAAGTATTGCTGTAGTGAGGAGGACCTCTATTGGCAATTGGATTGCTGTGTCGCCAATAGCGAGCGCCATCGACTCCATTGGAGTGTTACCCATTTCTCGAAACTTCATATACGATCCACCGTATATCTGGCCGCCTGCTGTAGCGGCTACGCCGGCCCATCCACCGAGGCCGCCGGCAACATAATTCAATATTGTCTGAGGCGCCATCTGCGTCAGGTCCTCGAAATATTTAGTTGCGGTATCCTTTGTTTCACGCCTCTTCATATATGCTTTGTCAGGATCAAAGAAGCCTTGTTCTTCTCCGTGCATCAACAATTTTCCGAGCCCGTATATTGGGTTTTGTATTGACCTCTGGACATCATAGGCATCTTGATACGACTCTGGAAGTGCCTTGATAGGATCCTGTGCGCCAATCCTGTCGAAGATCTCTCCACGGACTTCTTGCATCGATTTAGGTATCTGGCTGAAATATTTAGGGAGTGCTTTGACGCCTTCTTGTATAGCCTTCCACCCCTCGTAATCGGATGAAAATGCTTCTGGGTCTTTTATTGCTGGATCGACTGGGTCAACCTCTGACCAGTCTTGTTGGATAAGGTCTCCCCACGTCATTTGCTGTTGCTGAGTTAGTGGCGCCTGCTGTGCCTGTGGCGCATTGTATTCGGGGACCTCTGGTAATGCGGATGTATTCTCCTGCGGTTCATCCTCTTGGGCGAGGATGCTCCAATTCTTAATCTCGTCTGCCATTTGTTTCTCCCTAAAGAGTGATTTGGTTCTTTACTTTACTTGCTGAATTTGGTCTGAATAATAATTTGATGCACCTTCGGACGCCTCATTCATAAGATCCTGGGCATCAGGGTTTTTCATAAGTTCCCTGTATTCGTCGTCAGTGAGCTTTCTTCCGACACCGTCTTCAACTAATGACTTGATCTTCAACCTGATTGCCCTTGCGAGCTCCTTATTCTTTTTCATGGCCGCGGCAACCGTCTCCGGGGTCAATTCGCTTTTTGCTTTTCGCTCGGTTTCCATTTCTTTTTCAGCGAAATCTTGATACTTCAACTCGTCTGCAGCTGACATCCTTTCATTTACGAACTCGGCCTCTGACATTGGTGACCCGTCAGGTTTCCTCGCCGGCTGCCCTCTGAGTTGTGCATCGACAAACTTTGCCTGCCAGAATTTACGATCCTTATCGCGGTCCTGCTGAAGTGTCTTCTGATTTTTTAGGAACCATTCATACTGCTTATCGTATCTCTGAATAAGGCTACCGGTGATCGTCTGAACAGCTTCATTCCATTGCTTCATTTCGGCATCGCTCAATGTCGATCCCTGCGGTCTATTAGGGAATACCTGCTGCCATATATCAGGTAGCATTTGCTGGACTCTATTGGTAGCCCTGTCCCACGGATCCATCTTTACCCTTTCGGAAAAAGGATGTGATTCGTATTCGCTTTGCGGTCCCTCAGGTATAGCCTGCTGAGGCTCGTCGCCAACAAAGAATCCCTCTCCACCAAATCTGTTGGTGAATGAAGGAGCTACGTTTTGACCGGCCGCCTGCTGGGACCTTACGAGTTCAAGATAATCTCGGATACTCTTCGGCTGGGTCATGACTGGCGTGCCGATCTGATTGTATGGATTTGCCTGCTCGTTTCCCTGCGGTTGTCCGCCGTTCTGATTCATTGGATTGCTTGGATTTGTTGAATAATTTGCTGCCATGATTATAACATATAGAAGTTTCCGGTTCTTCCTCGGTAACTCCCAAATCCTTTCACAAGATTTGATCCGGTTCCAGTGTTGCTATCTCCAGGCATCTTAAGTCTCGGATCTAAATTGAATTGTTGCTGATAATTTGCCTGTGCAATCATTTGCTGCTGAGCGAAATCCTGCGCCATCTGATTCACCTTGGCCTGGTAATTTATCTTGTCGGCTGCAGATCTCGCCTGGTATTTCGTATTGTAAATGCTAAGTTGCTCTGCTCGCTTGTCTCGCGCAACCGTCCTTGCTTCGCGGCTTGCCTGAGACGCCACGTTCTCGAGGCCGGCGCCCATTCCCTGAAGAGCCTGTTTTATAAATTGGCCCCTGGCTGTCGGGTTATCAAGAGACTGAGCGGATGATATGGCCTCCCTGGTACCCTGGCGAAGAGACCTGAGTCCCGGGCTTATTGCCTCCTGTCTGGCCTTTCCGTAGATACTTTCGTCTTCCTCTGGCGGCTTATACTCCCTGGCCTTGAATTCTGGAGCCTCCGGTACTTCGATAGCCTGTAGATTCTGGATCTCCCTTTGAAATGCCGGCTGTCCTCCTCTCGTGTATGTACTTGACCTTCCGCCACTCCCCTGAGGAACGTATCGATTCGCTATACGTTCGTTGTAATTGTCTTGATAATCAGTGACATACACCTCTCTCGAGTTGTCGCGAGGTCTCTGGGTCTGGTTTGAACTGTAAATATCGATAGCCTGCTGTAGATAATCAGGTCTCGGCTGAGCAAATTGTGAATACGACCGGCCGCCAGAACTCATATTTCCACCAGTTGAATACCTGGTTTGCAATGGTTGCTGCTGAGAAACGTTAACCGCTGAGAAATCGCTCCTCGGCGCCGGTGCAGGTTTTCTTTCGTACCATGTATCGGCCATAATTAACTCCTAAAATTCGTATCTAATATATACACTGTGTCGCTATTTTTTACCATATAACCTGTCCCATGATTCTTCGTGGTCCATTATGACATGATCGTGGGTCCTGTTTTTCTTCATCCTATATTTAGCGAAGATGTTATTTTTCTTTAAGTGCTTGTACCTTTCCATCCCAATCGAATTTTTGTTGAATATTTGAAATCCGCATTCAGATATTCTTGAACAAGTGTAAACGCTCTGATACCCTGTACCTGGAAGCATGTTGCCCTTACAGGTATTAACAGACTCGAGTTCCATTACGCCACGACACTTCGGACAGGTCTTCATCTTGATCTTACCCTGGTAATAATCCTTTTGAAAGTTCAGACCATCGTTCATAATGCGCTTATTTTCTTCGACATATTCAACAAGTTCATCTGTCGTATATCCGTACTTTTCAAGCATCATCGTTATTTGAGTAAACGCCTGAAGGGTGCTAAACGTAAATCCTCCAAACCTATCGGCTATTTCTGTAAATCTTTTGTCGGATAATTCCATTTTATGTACACTCCCACCTTTCGCATATTTGACTCGTCCAGGCATAATTTTGTCCAATATATACAGTTTCGTTCACCGGCGTGCACTGCCTGCTACGTCCACCTTCGCACTGACTGGCGCCACTGTCCGCACAATACCATATTCCACCCTGATTATCAAGCTGAGGATATACCCCTGAGAATCCATTAAAGCATATCGGGGAACTATTTGCTCTATATGCACCCCACGTCAAGCATGATTCGCAATTTTTTGCACCACAAGCAGAGGATCTTGCAGCAGCGCAGCTTGTGCACCCAGAACTTACACCCGGGCCAGTTACAGTTTCTGTCTGCCTCGTCCCTCCGGTTATTACGCTCTCCGTTCTTGGTCCTGTCGGCATTGGTCCGCCGGCGTATATGGTATTACCGCCGGCGCAACAATTAGGGTCACTTCCTTCTTGCACCCAGGCACTCGCCTCAACGACTCGTATCTCTCCGGTGGTTTCGTTTTCGCATGCATCGGTTACGGTTATCGTTCCGGTACCGCACGCCGTCCCGTCTGCCTCGAGCGTGTTAGATGTACCGGTTGTTTCGGTTGTCGGAAAACTCAATCCTGTTCCGCTAACATCCCATGTATACGGCCCCTTACCTTCCTCTACCGCAATCGTTGCACTATTATTTCTGTTTATCGTATCTGCACTGGTGGCTTCATCGTATTCAACCGGAGTGACACCGTCGCAACAAGTGCTTTCTGAACACTTGATTATTGAATCAGTTGCATTTCCAACGAGTCCTGTCGCTGGGTCAACCATCTTTACTGTAAACTCAACCGCACCGAGCGTACCGGCTGGAACCGTAATATCACCTGTCCAGCTTTTAGCCGTGTTGACTGTTATATTATCGAATGTACCTTTGTCTGGAGACACTGAAAGTATATTGTGCGACCCAACAATCGTGACCTCGTTTGACCCACCATCACAATAACAATACTGAACGCTTACAGAAAATACTGAAAAGTTTATTCCTGGAACTGTACCTGGCCCAGGCAGGTTTCCTGGAGTTGTCCATGGGAAATCGATAGACGAGTCATCATCTGGCCAAATACCCGGATATCCCTCAAAGAAATCTTCCATCTCTTCGAAAGGTCTTCCATCATACGGTTTCTTACGCTCTGATTGCCTAAGATATTCCTCAACCTTTATGTCATAGGCGCCAAGCTTTTCTTGCGAGAATTCTGACAGGAAAGGATAAACGTCGAGCATTAAGTTCCAGACAGATTTACTCGTCTGGTTACTCATTAGCTTATCGTATCCGCCGCTGGTTATATACGGCTTCCTCGCATAGTCCTTATCTGCCATTATCCCTTTTTGGGTTCAGCGCCTATATCATAAATAAAATCGTACATGCTCGGCGCAGGATCCCCACCCTCCTCACCATCAACCCATGACAGTTCGATCGATAGCTGGAATTCTGTGTATTCCCTCGCGAGGATCCTCTCCCTGTAGGTATCTCCGCTATCATCGTCTGACATTGTAAAGGTTTCGGTTGCGTTCGTATCGAGGTTTCCGTTTATGTAAATCTTTTTCGTAAGAGTGTAATCTGAGTTAGCAGAGGCCCTTAAAGTTAACTCCCTGAAATCTAACAGGTTTCCTCCGTTACTAAACTCGGCCCTTGATTTCGATGTTATATAAACCTCTGACGTTGAGGCCTTGTCATACGTTATAGAATTGTCACTTTTGTATACACGTCCGTAAATATCACCGAGGTACTGTAAACTAAATGAGTCACCCGAATTCGCTTCAACCTCTGCAAAACAGGTCGGATATATTCCGGTGCCGGTGGCGCCTGTAGGGAACGTATCGAACGACCACGTACCTGACATAAGGTCATAAACTGGAAATATATTTGGGCTCGTCGCTCCGGATCCGGAAACGAGGCCAAGCCTGAGGACCATCTTGGATGAATCGAATCCTATCCACATTTTGTCCTCTTGTCCCCTTGTTATGCACTCAGCATATGAAGGCTCGAAGTAATTCTGAATGTCCTCAGATATCAATTTGACAACTCGACCATCGCACATAAACACTCCGTAATGACTGATGAAGAATGCTATCATCTGGACTGTTTCATCGCGCCTGGTAGTGAGTAGTGATCCATCGGTTACACAAACAGATTTTGGAGAGAACGTCCCAAACTTAGTTGATATTACAAGCTTTCCGAATGTTGACGGTGAATACCCCTCAAAGATCGTAAGGCATCCGCCTCCGGTTCCCTGCTCCTGCTGCCATACCATGAGCTCATTATGGAAATTCGCCATTGCGACAACTGGGTTTCTCCGACCATCACCCGGGGACAGTATCGCGAAATCATCACCGTTCAGGATATTCGGCCGGCCCTTCCTTGAAACGTATAAGTCTCGCGGGAACTTTCCAAAGGTATAGACCCCACGATCTTTCCATGACATCGAGACCCTCCCGGTCTCACCAAAGTCTGATATTTCAAAGAAACTTTGCGCTGTTATTCCAAATGTAACGCTATCCGACATATCATCATCACATTTAAATCTAAGCCAATAAAGGTGGTTCACGGATCCATTAAAAGATCTCTTGTCGTAATCCTCTCGAATCCACGATACAACTCCAGACTTTGATATACCGCTGGTTCCGTCTTCGAGACCTGACACTGCTGACCATCCAGAGGCGTTCGTCCATAACTCTACCGCACTTATATCTGTCGATGCGGTCGTGTTCGGCGCAGACCCAGGATCTATAAATAGTGCCCAAACAGGGTCTGTCGTTGCGATATAGACATATGTTCCGGATGTCATCCCAGAAACATCGACCGTTGACGCTGCATATGTCCGGAACTCGGCTGCCGTCTCTCCTTCGACCGCAACCTCTATGACATCGTAATCATAAAAGTCCATAACATTTGTAAGTGGCTGCCAGTCTCCTGTGTATGACACCTCGACGAAGGATACTGTCTCCGTTGCATCGCCGGCGCTTAGGTATAGCCTGTACCAGTAACCGGACTGACCAAACATGAATGTCGGAACCTCGCCGGCGGCGGCCGTAAAAGTTATTGTGCCGTCCTGCTGGAGACCACTGGTTCCATCAGTACCGGTAGTTGCATCAACGAATCCCGTTCCATTAAACGACTGAACCTTTGCGGTCGTTGTGCCGTCGGCAACCGTAGCAAGGTCGAGGGTAAATGCATTTGCTTTGAAATCGCAACAAATATATAGGCCGTCGTAATTCGCTATCGTATAGGTTAAAGTGGTCGTTGAGCTCGAGCTCTGATTATCTGTCAATGTATTCGTGTAATCGATTCCTCCATCGTTTACCCTGACAGGTGTCGCGGCTGAGTTCTGCCAATAGCATGCTCGAGGAGCGGCGTCAGGTCCTGGCCATATCAGGTGCTGCATGCCGCCGTTTGAATGTAAGAGAGTATCGTCTATCTTTGAAAAGGATCCCGTAAAAGGGGACGCTGTTGATTCACCCGACCTTGCCGTATAGTCCATAACGACATCACCAAAGTCATTGGCACCAGCGGTTGTCGGTGGCTTCTCGTCTGCCTCGAGAACATCACCGTCTGAAAGTTGTGCGAAAAAGCTTAGGACTCCGCTTCGATCGCACCTGTACGAGTACAGATTTGATATCGCTGAAGCTTCGGCCGTCTGGTTGTGGGGAGTGAGTCCGCCCCTCATTTCAAGTGCTGTTCCATGCAGTCGAACGTTCTCGAGGTTTGAATATCCTCCAAGCGGAAGTGTTGGCTTATCGTAATATGACTGGGCTCCGCCGGCGGCCGGCGCCACTCCTGACCTGTTTAAAGCATATCTGTCTTGTGGTACTTTATTCATTAGAATATCCAATCATTGCCACTGCGAGACCCGCCTGAGAATCCCTTCGGTACCCTGACGGTCATCTGCTTACGGTTTTTACCTTGCCATCTCTGCGCCCTGGCTTCGTCGTCCCTGGCCTTTTTGTACTGATAGGTGTATCGATCTGAAAGCTTTGGGTCATACCACCTTTCAGAGGCCATGTTACATACTCTGCCGGCGACTCCCTTTGCGAGGACCTCGACCCAGTCATCATAGATAAAGTCAGGTACCTTTGTTGCCGTAAGTGCCGGCATCACAATAACCTTTACCTGAAGGTTTGCAGTTCCTGCTGCTGTTGAATTCGGGGTCGGCAATAGGTATAGGGTGTCGTCCGGGTCAACATAAAAGAACGTCGGTGCGTCAGTCGTCTCGTTTACATATCCAGCTGAAAATCTTGAAGTGCTTGAAGGTAGTTCTTCCGATAATAGGTTTATGGGTTCAAGGTAGGTATATTGATTGTCGTCTGTTCCGTCCGCCTTGAACTTCGCCCAGTCTACCATGACGAGGTCTGCTGATCCGTCTGTCGTCGGGAGCGTAAGGGTATAATTGGCTTGATCTTCAACAACGTCAATTTCAGTTAGGGTGTATCTCCAGATCCAGGTCTTCTTGCAGAAATCGCGAATGATCCTGACGATCTGTTTGTCTATGAACGTTGTGTTGGTTGACTTCGATGCACCCTTGATATAGAAACTTACCTCGTCCCTGAATGCCGTGATATTTTCACTTGCCATTTAATTGGCCTCCTATTTTGCTTCTATCTGGCCGTCTACCAGGTATAACCGGTTTTGCTTGGCAAGGTCACATATCATCTTGTTTGCCTGGGCCTTCATTACAGATAGGCGGCCTGGTGGAATTTCGAGTTGATACTTCTCGAGCATATGTCTCTCGAGGGTAGATTTGTGCTGAAAGCCTGTTATGGCCCTCTGCTCTTCAGCCTGAATTTTCTCCTGGCTCATAGAGATTTCGCGAACATCATCAAGCTTCTTCGGCTCTGTATTCAATTTTGTTTTAACCGCATTGCCGATGATGTCGCGAGTTTCCGTGTCATCCTCTTCGTCGTCAACCACTGCGCCGTCTACGTCGACTTGAATGAATTTGCTGCTCTCGTTTGTCGCGGCGAACATCTCTATGCCGTTCTTGACAAACTTAATATTATTCTTTTTCTGTTTGGTGAGTTCAAGCAACTCTTTGGCCTGCTCGTCTGTTATAGGCTTATAACCTTTCTTTGCAAGCAATGGCGTCCAGTGATACAGAAAAAATGTCCCGTCGTCATAAGTTTGTACTAACCATAATTGATCTGACATAATATCCTCCCCAGGTTTATTTGATTTAAAGAATAAAAGGGACGTTACCGCGAGAGTCGAGGGTAAGTCCCTTTTAAATATACACTATGTCAAGGTTTGATTATGCGAGGGTCATAAATCCGCAAATAAAAACCTCGAAGATCGCGACGGCGTAAGTGTCGTTGGTCGTGAAAGTCATAGTTACGTTGCCGGCCTCGTCAAAAACCACGCCGGTTACGTTGTCAGGACCACCAGCGGCGCTCACTTCACCAAGGGTGTAGGTTCCGTTGGTGGCGGCGGCGGTATTGAGGTCCAGGGTAGCTATCAGGCCATTGGGGTCGGAAGCTCCGAGATGCGTGGTGGCATCGTATCCCAAAGTGGCGGCTGCAGTTGCGCCTTCGGCGGTGGTTACTCGAACGCCGGCGGTCTGAATCAGAAAACCTCTGGGCAGGGCGAAGACGTTTAGCACGTCATTCAGTACCATTCCACTGAAAGTACTCAGAGGGGTGCTGGGTGTCGCGGCCAAGGCCAGGTTCTGCGGGGCTGCAATTAGCGCAGGCAGATCAACCTTTTTGCGAAGTACGGTAAAACCAGGGGCGTCGTAAGGAAAAGCATGTCCTGCGCCGTGAAAATCGTATGTTGCCATGATTGAAAATCTCCTTGTTTAAAAGTTAACGTTTGTATTTTATACCTGCTGTACCAGGAGTTTTCCCGGTGATCGGAGTTCAGAGGTCACGATCACCGGGGCGCCTGGGGGGAGCGGGGGTACTCTAATTATCCGCGAGCGATGTACAGGTCGCAGAGGGCTTCGTCTTTTAGGACCTTGTAGCCATAAACGTTCAGGCCACGGACCAGGGTACCAAAGGTGGACTCGGCTCGAAGACTTTCCATCTTCGTCATCTGAGCGGCCCAGGAGATACCGGCTTTATGACCAGCGATGGCATGATAAGCGGTGTAGCTGCCGTCCGTCGCGGAGGTCAAAAGATTGCTGACATAAATAACCAGACGATCGATCATTCCGATGCGGCCATTGCGCATGATGGAAGTTCCGTCGCCGGCGAGGGAAGCGTCTTTAAGGTCAGACTTTTTAATCATACCGGCCATCCAAGGCGGTATAACTGCGTAACGGCTTTCCTCGGGCAGGTTCTGCTCGTCCATTACGGTTCCAACGTCGACCAAGAAATCCAGGACACTGGCTTTCGTTATAACCGCGGGAGACCCGGAAGATCCCAGGTCAATGTCGCCAGACTTAACGCCGGCGGTCGCGCCTTTGTTGCTGGAGTTGGCGTCAGAGTAAACGTCGCCGAGGAACTCTTCGTCCACGGTAACCTTCATTTGCTGGGAGGCATCGCGAGACCAAGAATCCATCAGGGCCACGTCGGTCTGATGCTTGTCGATGTCGTCACAAATAAAGTTGAAGTACTTTGCCTTGTCGATGGGCATTTCTTTCTTGGGGCTGTCCGGGCGTTGGATCTGCAGGGACTGGTTTTTGACATAGTCGCGGATGACGATATCCGGAACAGTTCGAACCTGAACCTTGTCACCTACGTCTTTGATTTCGCCTTCATAATCGGTGTTACAAATGGCGGCGGATACGGTGGCGGCGTAAAACTTTACGAGCAGTTTACCGGACCATATTTCCGGGATGAAGTTTCCACTGTACTGAGGTGTTGATGCTGCTACTGAAATAGCCATGATGAATAAGCCTCCTAATAAAATTTGATTTAAGTTTACCAGGAGGCTTATCTCTATTGAGAGGTGTTACCTCCTGAGGGTTTTTTGAAATTTTGAATAAATCTTGTCGAACTCTTCTTCAGTGATTCGACCCTTTATAAAGTCCTGACGTGCTGTGCTGACGTCTTCTTCCGTGACTTTATGCCTCGGAGTTACTTCGCCATCGCCTGCTGCCGATCCTGAAGGCATATCAGAACTTATTACAACTCCTGCGTCCCCTTTCAGGCCTGAAATATATTGGTTGAATATACTTGCTACCTGTGCGCCCCGGAGGTTCTCGGCTGCTGCTGTCAACAACTCTCTTCTAATTGCCATTGACATGGGATCCTGCTCGTTCAGCCAAGCGTTAAAACCTTGATCCACGTTTAGCTTTCGCCAGTCGCCGTTGATCTTGGTATCAAGTGTCTCGAGGTATTTCTGGACCCTGGTCTCTCGTGATTCGCTTTCCAACGTTTTGAGCCGGTTATCGAGTTCAGGGTTTTGAGATTGACCCTGTCCTTTTAGTCCGTCGATGATCTGAGACTGGTCACGAATGATAGCGTTTAGCTTGTTGATCTGGGAGACAAGAGGCTTCATTTCCTCGCCCCAGCCTTCGTAATCCTCTGGGTTTAAATCGTCTCCGATGTCGTGACTTGAATGCTCCGGTGCGTTGTTGTTCGATGATTCGAGTCCATCGATGATTTTTGTCTGTCGGTCCATCATCTCTTTTAAAGCGTTGATCTCGCCTCGAAGTGACCCGACCTCTTTGTCATATTTGCCCTGGAGAACTTTGTACTTATGTTCCCACTTGCCATCTGATTGATCATCAAATATGGCCGGTTCTTGTATGACTGTTTCCTTGACCGGTTCCTCTTTAACTGGTTCCGGTTCCGGTGCCGGTTCCGGGTCTGGCGTATTGACAGTCTTTTCGGTATTCCCTTCGGGAGTCGGATCCTCTGTCAACGCCTGTATCTTTCTTTCGGCGTCTCTCTGCTGCTTTAATACGGATGCTGGCACGTTTGACAAGTCTTCTTTTTTCGGCATGATTTCCCTCCATGAGTCGCTCTGTGAGCGGTGTTCAATTTTAGGATCAATGAGTCCGGCATCTGCTCGGGTGTTCATTATATCCTACTGGGTTTTGCCTAAAGAATCGCAAAATGTACCTTTACTATACATATTGTGTCAACGTAAATTTGCGGTTTCTTAAAGCTCTCCCCAAGCTTTTTATGTTAATATGCTGATTTATTAGTCCATTTTAACGTTTGAACGTACTGTAAACGTCTTGTTTCCATCACTTTCTCGTTGCTCGATATGTGAGATAAAATATACCAACTCACCGTTTTTATGCAGATAAAGGCCTCTTCGTCCCTCTTCGCACTCTTTATCTGACCAATCTTCAACATGAATGCCATGCTTTGCGAGGGACTGATCAATTAATTCTACGGCCGTCTGCTGCGATGTAGAGGCTGTCATTAATTCCATTGGATTGAATCCAAGAGTAGATAGCCCCTTATTTAAATGATGAAGCCTGAGGTCCCTGGCGTACACTACCGACGGTAGGACGTAGGCCTTCAGGTCGCCCTCGACCTTATTGAAGTTGTCTTCGAAATCGATTTTTATATCTTCAAGATATTCTGGCATTATTTCACACCTCCCACGATGTCGCCCGTCATCTGATTGTCAGGCCTCTTTGCGAGTGAGCACCTGGCATCAAGGTGCTGTCCGTCGAAATGAAACAGAGGAATAAGTACCATCCCATACTGCTTCAGGATATTATTGATCTTCGCCATACACTCGCCGGCCCTGATCTGGTCCGGTGTCAATACCATCTTAGCTTCTGTGTCTCTCTTGTTTTCCGACATTTGAATCTCCTCCCAAGTTTAAATATTAATGTTTTATAGTTATAACAGTACTTTATGTCTGATGCATAGTGAATGCATCCACGACACTGCTCTATCCTCTTTTTGTAATCCTCATACCTCATACCCGCATTCTCTAATAAAATCAGCATGTTTTGTGAAATCGTAATCCATCCTGGCATGATCTCCCATTACACCCTTCCTGAGGTGGGCGTCTGGCTTTTCGACACCTGGCCGCCTCTTGGTCTGCCTCTCGAAGTCTGCAGATTGCAGGCATGAATTGACAATTGAATTGCTGTTGTCGAGTCCTAAGTTGCTGAATAAATTCTGTATCGTTACAAATGGCGCGATATGCAGATCCTCGTACTTAACCATATTGAACCGTCGACACCTCATGTACGGTGCAGCATAAGTCCAGTATGTTTTAAGCTTCGACATGACGGACGCGGGATTAGCGTTTGCGCCGGCGTTCATCCACGGCTTGGTACCAAAATGATGCGATGCAACACTATCTCGAGGATCCCTTACCATAAATACGATGTTGGCTGCACTGCAATACAGCTGCCATATATCAAGGTGCTTGGCGTCAAGGGGCGCCTTTGTTAACATCATCTTTCCGCTACTAAACGTATCCGGAAACTCGTCCTGAAGAACTTCCTTAATATTGACACTGAAATTCCAGTTGCGTAATATAACAGTTTCACCATTCGGTGTAACGACATCCGGATGACTGCCGATTATCTTTTTGATCCAGGATGTTCCACCCCTGGGAAATCCTACTATGTGAGTCCAATTAATCATGATATCTCCTATGATAAAAGCTGTTTATAGATACCCTCGATCACCGGGAGTTCTGACTCCATGACAATCGAGTTGCGTACTTTTAGCAACTTTTCGCGCTTGTCAAGTATTTCGCTTTGGTCAAGTTGACCCTGTATGGGCTTCTCAACGTCAAGAACTATTCCAAAATCGTAATTCTCGGTAATCTCAGCTGCATGTTTCGCATACATAACAACCGGAACGACGCCGGCCGATACGTACTCGAACAGCTTATTTGGGCTCGAGTATTCCATAAGTTCGCAATGAGTTGTTGCTCCAACGAATCCGATCTGATAAGGCGATATCGCTTTTAACAATTGGATCCACGGCTGGGCAGGAAATACGATTGCCCCATGTCCCTCATATATTCCACCCTGAAGAGGGCTCGCTGAAAACAGGAACGATTGAAATCCGTTCATCGCCATACCAGCAACCATCTCGACATAGTACCGGTAGTTCTCATACATGACCCCGTCTGATCCGTATTCTCTCTGCGGGACCTCTGATAAGCCTCCCTGGTATACAAGGGTATGAGGAGCGTATGCGGCCGCCATCTGCTCTGGCACGAGGAATTGACTGGGGACCTTCGGTAATACGATACCATCGATTTCCTTCTCTCCGTGGGCCTCGTCGTATTTGGCTTTCGTATATTTAGAGGTATGGATGACAGCGTCACAATCTCGGACTGCGTTCAGTTCGTGTTCATCTGGGCCGCCTGCGTGCCTCAGGTGCTCGAGGTCGTGGATGTCATAAACAATAGGCTTGTCTGTTCCTCGCCGAACCATGGTGACGATCCAGTCAGGCTCGTTGTGGACGTGGAATACATCTATGCCGGCTCGGTCATACATCTGGACCACCCGGACACCGGTTTCGAAGTCTCCGTACAAAGTATGTGTTTCGTATTTGTTCCAGCCGAATGTTTCAGACATGGCCATATGATGAACGGTATGGCCGGCGTTTTGAAGAATGTGGGACTCTTTGAATACACGGATGCAACCGTGCATTGATACCATGCAGATATTTAAAGATTTCATTTCGTTCCTCCCCAGGAATTAAAGGGGACGCCGGTTTCCCATTGTCCCCGGTTAAGCGGTTTAGGTTCCTACGGCAACCCAAGCAACCGATCCACCAGTGGTGGCGGCGACCAGTGTCGCTGTTGAAGGACCAGTATGTTTCCATCGGTAAACGGTCAACGTTCCACCAGAAATAGATCCAGACAAAGCAGGTGCGGCGTTGATCAAAGTGGCGGTAGCGCCATTGACGGAAAGAGCAAATCCCAAGATCGTGGTCAGTCCTGTGGTAATCGCCGCTGAAGCGGTGGCGGACACGGTACCTCTGGCAACCTTATAACCAGCGGCTACGCCGGTAACTGCCAGGTTCATATTGGCAGGCGTCAAGGTTACCTCGGTTCCAAGTTGACCATTAGCATCACCCAAGTATAAGGTTCCAACTCGAGCTTTCTGCATTCTTACGTCTTCTCTCCAACCCATTGTTTTCACTCTCCTTTTTTATACCGCTCGGAAAGGCGGTGTATTTAACTCCTAATATTGCCAGGGACCTGTACCTCTTGACCATCTCCTGTTACGAAATCGCAATTTATTCCAACCCTCTCCTCCGGAAATCAACCATATCTCACGTTGAATCTCCTCATCGGTTAGGTAGGTATTGTACGCTGCAATACTGCTTATAGACCATGGAATCTCATTTAAAAATGCTATCCTTGCTACTCCATCATCAACAAATGCACCATCAAAAGCTGTCTCTTCTGTTGCGTTAAGATCCCATGTATCATTTTTCTTACCAAAAACATTTAACAGTCCAGATCCGCCGTCAAGTGTCTCGTCGAACCTTATTACTGATATCAACTCGTCATCCTTTGACCAGTTTATATTTGAATGCCGAGGGATATTTGTTCCGTCATAACCCTTGATGTCACCCTCACTTGAATCAAAGTATATAAATCTTGTGGCTACTGAATCATCATCAAACTTAAGCATACCCCTGAACGATGTGTCCTCTGCGTCATGATCCTGCAGAGCCTTCCAGGTAATGATATACGTTCCTGCCGCTGCAAGTGAACTACTAACACCAGACCCAGTTGTCCATGTATATCCATTAAGGTCTGAATCATTAGATGCCTCTGTCAGCCTGACAACGGGTGCTCCGCTTGTTGGGATGTATGAAGATAAATAGTTTTGAGTCTTTAGATCAAGACCCCACGCATATAGGTTTACTGTAATTCCATCAGCATCATAATATTGATCATTATCTCCTTCAGCAACCCTTGGTCCGAAAAACATCGTTCCAGATCCTGCTGCGGCCGTACCAGTTATCCAGCATCTATACCATCCATTCGCTAATGATTGGATACCGTAGGAAGTTAGTCCTGAATTAGTACCAACGGACCCATCTCCAGACAAATGAAAATAGGCGTGCCGAAAAGTCTCGTTTCTATCTTTTAAAACAAGCCTGGTCCATTCTACATCTCCAGCTTTTACGAATACTGACCCCGTAAATACTGCGCCGTCTGGTACTAAATCCTCATCGATATACTGATATACCTGATGAATGCTGTCATCATTGGTACCGATAATGCCAGCGTCTGTAGATATACTTCCGTCTGGGGCTACTACTGATCCACCTATGCTTTCAATGTTAGCCTGTGTCAATTGATTTAAGTCTTCGGAGTAATTTATTAAGTTAATCCCCTGCCCCTCAATCAATATACCGTCGGACGTGTATCTCGGAGTTGCTGGCACGGTGTCTGAATTAATAAAGTCAGACGGTGCTACGACTCTCAATGTTGGGAGTTTCTTTACGGACACATTATCAAAAGTCAAAGAGGTTCCGTTAATGTTCCTTCCAAGTGTGAAATCTGTTGTCGGTGCTGTGAAGATATACTGATGGCTGCCAACTGCATCGAATACCGTTTCGATTGCATCGGTAAAAAGACGCAAGCCACCAGACGTATAACTGGTTATATCCAGAGCAAGTATATAAGTGTCCCCAATTGTCAACGTCAACTGCGGTTTAATTGATATATTGACATTATCTTGGTCAAGTACACACTCGCCACCAACTATTGTAAAATGATTCGATGCGTCGTGTGAGCCAATAGAACTGTACCCAGTGAATGGAGCAACTGCCGTATCCGTAGAAGTCGTATCTGAAAAATCACCATTAGTCACAAGCTCTGGCCCAGCAGACTCACCGCTCGTCAACTCTTCGGCCATAATTCCAGTGACCGCTAATCCTTTACTGGTATCACCAGCAAAAATAGAGTCGACGCCATTATCAGCAATTACGTTAACATATATAGCTCTTGCTGCTGTTGACGTTGGTACCTGCGATATAGAAATACGATACCATCCGTCACCGATTGAGCTAATAGCAGCATCAGAATGATTTGTCCCGGTAGTCTTAACGGCACCACTTCCTGTTAGCGTAAAGGTACTCATGCGCTCACTACCATCAAACGTAGTTCTTATACCAGCATAACTCCTGCCAATACCTTTTACGTATACTGATACAAGTACAGGAACATTCTCGGTAACAGATACCGGAACACTACCACGATGTTGGGCGGTATCTACTGTTTCATACATGCCGTAGGCTTCGCTAATACCAGCTGGAGGAGTTGTCGAGGCTCCGCCGGTTGCGTTGTTGAATGTCCAGCCTGTTACATCGGTTTGTTTGTCGGTGGCAACCAGCTGAGATCGTGAGGAATTAGATATCTGCAGTATTCCGTCTTTGTCGATGTATGTCGCCGCCGAGCCCCTTACGAGTGATCCGCCTGTTAACCCGCCAACCGGATCCAATAGGCTTTCACTTGTAAAGTCAATGTCTATTATTTTTGACATGATATTTATTTTACCCCAAAAATTTCAATTCCTACGTCGATGTGGAATGAGTCAGTTGGTGAACCTGCGTCTACCCAATCGCCGAGAGTTCCCCTGACAATTTCCTGCGTAACTTCATCCCTCCATAGTACAGGCATAACAATTTTTGCAGCTGCGCCTGCCGGGAATGAGGAGTGAGCTCCTTTCTGCAGAAAGCTCAGCGCGACAAACGACAACCATGCTGAGGCAGTGGACGTATCGCTTCCACCGGCGAATTCGTCTGACTTAGAGGCTTTGATCGCTACGTCTTTATTGGCCGTAACATAGTACAGCATATCGTTTTGGCCACTCGATGCAAGAACTTTTATGATATTTCTTACCGGATAACCTTCGGGTCTCGGGTCGCTTGCCTCCATAAAATAATAATCGTCTCCATCAGAATTGATCACCCATGCATCGTAATCGGCGCCAGACACATTAAAGGTTTGCTTTTGAGAGATAAAGAAAAGATGATATAGCTTCATACTGTCCTCGGTCCTTTGTGTTTTGTTTGTTCCGGATACTGAAGTATTTTGCCCTCTTCATAAGAATATTCAAGTAGCTTCAATACCTCGTAAATTCCTTTAACGTACCCACGATCAAAGGCCTTGTTTTCGCTATCACCCTTAAATGTTTCGGTGCATACCTTGAGGGCTCGATCATTGACCTGTAACTCCAAGTAACGCAATAAATTATGAAAGGCACCTTTCCCACCGGTCCACTCGTAATCGAATCTCCCGATTGAAAATATGTCCTTAGATAGTCCGTCGTTTTTTGGTAGCTCGTATTTCATCCGCCTCCCCAGGCCAAACTGTTTACATTATAGACAAAGTGTCAAGTGTTTATTGGATAGGATCCGGAGTCGTGCTTTCATTGCAACACATATCTCCGCACCAACATTCACCTTGGCACATACAATTTGACTTCAGGCCGCGGGATAGCTTCGGCCGGCCGTCGTCGCCCTTCATCATATCGTATTTATGCGTTACGTCATTTCCTGCCATCTTGCTTTTATCCATGATTAATAATTCCTTTCTTCGTCATCTTTCTTTGGCCTCGGGAGAAAACTATCCTTACTCATAGGTTTACCTGTCTTTGGATCCTTGCCATGCCGTATGGTTTTTCTAAAGAATGATCTCTCTTTTGACTGTTTAGTATATTTAGCGACTTTTTCCTTCTTGGATGGATCCCATGATCTTACCTTTTGTGATGTATCGGATATCATACCAGGTAATATGGTGACCCCACCTTCCTCGAATACAGTACCGGCACGATCGCTTAGTCGCCGGCGCTCATGCTTAGACAATGCGTCCTCGCTGGATTTCCTTGTCATCTTAGGAAGTTTTGACTTATCCATAATTATTGCCCTCTCGTCTTGTTTGCCTCCTTTAGCATATCCTCATATCCCTTGCGCTTGGCCTTGTTATAGCTGCCGGCCTTCGTATTTCCTGCAGGGGCGTTTTTGGTTGCATATTTCTTCTTCTTCGGCTTCCCGAACAGAAGTTCCTTTGCCTTTTTTGTGAATTCTGGTAAAATCGAATTGTCCATCTTTCGTAATCTCCTTATTTTATTTTACATATCTGCCATACGTTCAAGTGGTATTGCCGGTGGAGCCCCGCCTATCGGTTGCTCTTCAGGTGGCGTCATTGACCCTATCGGCTTTTCTGACTCCGGAGGCCCTTGTGGTCCGCTCGGAGGTCCGCCGGGGGCAGGTGGTCCCTGTGGCATCATCTGGCCCATTTGACCTGGCAATTGACCGTTGGCTGCGTTCATCTCCCACTCTGGCGGTACAATGTCGTCGCCGTCAAGCTTCAACGTCTTGGTGGTTTCGCGCAGGACCTTTGCCCTTCCTTCGATACCGATGATGGCAAGGTCGACCGGATTGTTTGTAAATGCCAAGAACTCCTGGCGCCTGGCCTGCAGTTGTTCAGCAATAATTAAATACTCGGATGCCCTGGCAACGATATTGATGTCCCCAGAATATTCCATACGTCCGGAAATGATAGCGTGTAGCCATGTCTGAAAAACGATCTTCTTTATGACGTTTCGATCTATATAGCCGATCGCGTCTTTCATGATCTTCGAAGATGCGTTCATCAACATAGCGAGACCATGGGCCGTCTGACCGGCGCCGCCAGAGTTAGCGGACGGTGATCCCTGGTCGTATGCCGGCACGCCGAGTTGCTCGCCGGCCTGGTTATAAAAGAAATTAAATATCTCCATCAGCTGACTGGTAACAAGATCCGGTTGATAGAAATTAATTGCGGGACGTCCTGAACCTGATGGGTCCGACTCCGTTTTCCATACCTTCCATGGCCATAACCTTTCGATATCGTCGCTGGGCGCGATGCGGTCCTTAAATACCTCAACCTGTGGCCCGGAGGCGATACCCATGTTGTTTGCAAGTGCCCTGGCGGACGCATTGCACATTCGTTGGCAGTCTTCCATCAACTCAGGTGGTGCACTCCCCCAGATAGAATCGGCTGAAGGATCGAAGGAAGCTGCATAATATGGTTTCCAGTTTAGTGGATGACGGTTTATCCTGAGCATTAGAACGCGGTTTCCGCACAGCATGGCTGCGACCGGGACCTCTTCGCTTATGTCTCCGTCATATTTGATTCCCCACTCTGAAAGCATTCTTGCCGGTATTTCTCCATGAAACAAAAGGGCCTCGATCATTGCTGTCGGATCCGTCATTTCCTGTGGCCTGGACTCGATATTAGCCCGTTCCTGGTCCGTCCATAACCAATTGGATAGATACCCTGCCCTATGGTCTAACATCGTCGCCTCGATCGCCTTAGTGCTGAATCCTTCCGATGTTTTGAATGCTTGCAGGGCCGCCGGCCTGATGCGCATACGCTCAAACAGGTATCCATCATTTAGATTTTTAGCAGCTGGAGCAGGATAGATATCGAAGGGAGACACCCGTTTGTACTTCATGACCGATTGATTTTCATAATCAGGGTAGCTCGTCCCGTCTCCTCGCTGTTTCCATGCAAGCTTTCGCTCTGTCAAGCTAAATGGTCCGCGTATGAAAGCTGTTAGGTATGTTGAGAAATCTTTAATAAAATCAGCAAGTTCATCGTAAAAACCACCCTCTGATAGCAGGTCCTCGACTGTCATCTCGGCGTCCAGGCATTCTGTCTTTGCAACTTTTCTTATCTCGGACCTGGCCTCGCCCATCAACTCTGCCATGCGCAGGTCGATCATCTCCGGGGTGATCGGAACGCCTGGCCCTAATACCTGCATAATTTCCATCAGTTCTTGCTTCAGGTTCGTTACGACCCTCTCGACGACTTCCTGTGGAACGTCCGGGACCGATGTTGGATCTATTCCCCACGGCTTCTCGCCTGCAGGGAGGAGGATGTCCTTGATCTGCGCCTCGATCGATCGCGACTTGACATTCGTCAACATCATGTAAATCTCTGATCCACCGAATTCCCTGATAGCTGCGAGGTCGTCTGGCTCATATTTGCCCTTCCTGGCCCTGATGCATTTGGCAAGACGTTCGTCAACTTGCCACTTAGCATTCTTTGCGGCCTCCCAAAGTTTCCAGAGGTGAGCAGCCGTCCCTATCAGTTCAGGCTTCTGCTGTTGCTCGAGATCCGCCTTTTCCTTCGCGGCGATTGAATTCAACTCTTTATTTCCGACCATCCGAACCATGCCACTGTAATCCGATATGGCCGGCTGTCCGGGATTTAGCGTGTTACCTGCTGTGTCTGCCATCTATTTAATCTCCTTCGGGATTTCTGAATCCACCCTTATACCTTGCCTGGTACCTGGCAGCCCACTTCTTTTC